GTGGGTGATGACCACGAACCCGCCGTTCTTCTTTTCTTTCAGCACTCCGTTCGTGCCGGGGTCGCCGTAATAACCCCAAGAGTGCTGCTTGCCGTGACCCTGACCGTATTCGCCACGCTTCATACCGAGTTCTCCTGCTTCCGGGTGATTGTCCGGGTAGGTCACGCCTGTGCCGAACTCAATGAACAGGGTAGCCCCGCCTGTCGCCACCACCGCTCGAACATTGTTCCCACGGGATTCCACGGTCACGGAAACATCGTTGGTGCCGTCATAAACGGCCTGCGAGAACTTGACAGAAGCAATTTCCATTCCTTCTTGCGCTAACCGATCAGCAAAAACTATTGCACGGTCAGATTGCCAATTTCCTAAATCCTCAATTTTTCGGATTAAGCTATCGTAAGCAGGAATAGAAAGCGGAACATTGATTGTCTGACTCACGATACCGTCACCTTACTGACCGCATAGGAAATGGAATTAAGGGACTTGGCGACCCGCTTGACCATGTAATCGTAGAGCGGTTTCCCGTCCTCGTCATACTGCGGCTCCTTGTCGATGAACAACACGGTATTCTCGTCAATGGGGCAGCTCAGGTCATCGGTAACGATCACCTTGTCGTACCCTGCGAAATTACCGAACTGTTCCACCTGAGCGGAGCCGGTCGCCGCCGAGATATTGGCGTTCATCGCCACGGCAGGCTTGTAAACCACCAGTTCCTCGCCGGTTTCGTTGCCGTACTCGTCCTTTGCAGGCCCCTTGTGGTCATACAGCAGATACCAGAAGGGCGATTTGTTGCGGTTCAGCGTTCTCATGCACTCAACCTCCCATCACAGCGGCAAAGGGAACAATGTCCCTCAGCAGCGTAGGCGGCACATCGCCGTCTTCATAGGAGCGGGAAATACCGTTCTCGCTGTGAGCGGTCTGCCCTTCGGCTCCCCGCTTGTTCAGCAGATACACTGCGATCTCCACCTGAATGTGAGCGTACTGGTCAGGAACAGCGGTCACGGTGGGGTCAAAAGGATATGCCTTGCGGCACACCTTGTTTCCGGCGATAGAAAGGTAGGTGGAAAGCGTGTCCTCGTCTGTCTCGCCGGTCATGGCTTTCACCATTTTCAACTTCTCAGCGTCCGTCATGCTTTCCACCTCCTATCACTCAGCGGGTTCCTCGGACTTCTTGCGGGATTTCTTGATAACGGGGATGGGATTTTTCTCGGACAGATTGAACTTGGTAATGATTTCCTCACGGGTGAGGGCTACGGGGTTGTCGAGAGTATCAGCAACCACCGTACCCATCACCACAGAGGTACTTTCCAGTTCACGCCGAGTAATCACCTTGTCCTTTGCGGTAAAGCCTACGTTACGGAAGTGATTTCCCTCCCTCACATACACTTTTCCGTCAGAAACATAGAACATGGTGAACCTCCTTAACCGTTGGTGATGATCTTCGCCAGAGCAATCGTCTTGGGGTCAGCCACGATAGACCAGTTGGCGGTAGCCGCAAGCTGAGCGTCCGTGGGAGAAGCGGTGTAGCCGCTGGCGGGTTTGGTGAAGCTGAAACCGTTGGGGTGCAGGGTTTCACGGATACGAGTCACCAGAGCGTCATAACCGCCGCCCTTGAGAGCGTCACGGGTCAGCTCAGAAGGAACCTTCACGGGAGCGGGGGCATACTGAATAGCACCCAGACCGAGAACATAGGTGGTATAGGTTGCCGCCTTGGCACCATCGCCGCTGGTAGCGGCGGTAGTGGGGCAGCCATCGTCCACAATCACGGTCATGCCGTTCACCGTGCCGATACGCAGGGGGCGCTCCACGCCGTTTGCGTCCGTGTACTTGAGGAATTCCAGCAGTTTCAGGCCAGCCATGTTCGTGGCGACCTTGCTGTGCATAAACACAAGCTGGAAAGCGTCCTGATTGTCGCCCACGGCCTTCTGGATAGCGTCACCGATGGTGGTAGCGCCCATCTTGTTAGCGTCCGCAACGGTGGTAGAAGCGGAAGACAGGTCGGTGATGTGGTTCGCCCAATCAGCAAACTCGCCGCTGCCGGTCACGCCGAAGACCGCATTGAGGATTTTCAGCATGATAGACTGGCGCTGCTTCTGCCAATACTTAGACACCTGAGACACGATCTGCTGCATGGGGTCGGCACCGCTGTTGTAATCAACGATGAAATCCTTCTCCTTCCAGCCGTGCGCACGACCAAACACGATACCGTTCTGAGCGCCGCCAGCGGGGTCGGTCAGGGTAATGTCGGTTGCGCCATCGTAGTTCTCAGGAGTGCCGCCGATGATCTTGTAGAAGGGCAGGGTGTAGAAGTCAGAGCCGTTGGCGATCAGCCGTGCCAGCTCTGCGTTCGGGGCGACAGCGCCGCTCTCAAACATGGCGGTCAGGGTGGGGTCTTTTGCGTTTGCCCAGTTGTAATTAAACAGCTCAGGGTCAAACGGGAAACCGAGATAGGTAGCCATAATGTTTTACCTCCATAATTACTTCAAAATTGTCTGCCAGTCAGAATGTTCCTTGATGAACTCCAACTGGGCTTTGGTGTCGAGTTTCAGAAAATCAGCCTTGGTCATCTCGCCGCCCTTGCCACCGGCAGGGGGCTTGGGGGTTTCTTTCAGAACCTTGGCTTTCACATCTTTTTCATACTGTTCCAGAAACGTCTTCTGTGCGGCAAAGACCTTATCCATCTCACCGTTCGCCATAGCGGTAGCGGCTTCGGTCGCCAGCGGCTCAGGATAACCCTGTGCGGCGAAACTCGCCTTGTAACTGGAAACGGTCTTCTCCTTTTCCAATCCCGCCAGCTTGTTCTTCATTTCCTCGAACATCTGCTCATTTTCCAGCTTCTTGCGTTCTTCCTCAGAAAGCAGCTCATTGTGCTTCTTTTTCCAAGACGCAAGCTCGGAAGCAGTCTTGTCAAAAACATCTTTCTTCACATAGCCGGTATAATCAGGGTCGGGAAACTCGTAGTTTGCGAGGGCTTCTGCTTTCTGCTCTGCGGTCATATCCGCAAAGCCCTCAATGGTGGAAACATCAATCTTTGCCATACAATCGTTCCTTTCTGCGCTTTTTAGAGTGCATCTCCGCACTATACCTTTGTGTTTACGGTTCTCTCCGTTTTGTGATTTAAGGCTTCTCTGCCTATTCAACGCCTTACGGCGATTAAACCAAAAGAAAAAGGGCTACCAATACCTTTTCGGTATCAGTAGCCCGTAATGGCTGTCCCTACCGCCTATGCGATAGGCTGTTCATATTTCTTTTTGCTGCTGACCGCCCAAACAACCACCTTCTCATGCCGCTCGGCGATCTCAACGGTCTTTCCCGTAGTCAAGATTTCCTCAATCTTCCTGACCACTTCCGGGGTCAGGCGGATTTCCTTTTCCATCAGGATTAACCTCCTTCTGCTTGCTTGCGAGTTCAGCGGCCTTTTTCTCCTGTTCCTCAGCATAATCCATACTCATACGGTAGGCAAGCTGCGGGTCGGAGAACATACCGCAATGGGTAAAGGCCAGAACGGGAGCAATCTTGGGATTACTGAGCATAGTGGTCAATACGGTCGCTTTCTGAGCAATATTTTCATAATTGCGCCGAGTAAAGCGAACCTCCACGTTCGACAGCTTCAATTCCAGATCACTCAGATCGGAACAGATATGCAGAACCAGCTTCAAGAACTCTTTTTCGGAGAGCTTGAACATCAGCTCGGAGTCCTTAGCTCTGGCTTCCGCTGCCGACCAACCGTCACGCATGATGACCGCAGAGCCGGTATCGCTGGTGGAAGAACCACCGTTGCGGTTTGGCATACCGCAGATCGTCAGCACCGTGTTATAGAGGTGATCGACCAACGTTTGTGTCTGGCTCTGGTTCAGTTCGGAGGTCAGATACTTGATCTCCGCTTTATACTGCGGGTCGATGTCCTTGAACTTGAGCGCACCCTCGTCCCGCAGCTTGGAAAAATCATCGCTGGAAATATCCACATTGTGAAACAGCATGAGCGCCTGAACGAACTGCTCCACACCGTCAAGACGGTTGCTGTCCACCGTATTGATAGCGTCCAACAGGGGAAGAACGATCTCAAAAGCACCCAACCGAGCGTTGTTCGCCGGGTATTCGATGATGGGAATACCGAGCGACTGGGCTTCTTCCCGGACGATCATACTCTGGTTTTCAACCTCGAAATAGCGGTCTTTCGTATAAATGCTGTAAATCACCGCACCGTCCGACCGCTGAATGTACTTCACACCCATTACGGGCGGTTCCCCGATAGAATTGGCATACACCACGAAAGCAAACCGAGGGTCGAGGGTGTAAATCTCGAAGGGAGCTTCATCACTTTCCTTCTCAAACTCGCTGTCAGGAAGCACCATGCGGTATGCCGTGCCGCAGATGTGAAACCAATCTGCCAGTTCCTTATCCTTTGCCGCCTTATCCTCGGAAAGACAGTAGCCGTTCAGAGTGGTGATCTTGTCGGCAACCATCTTATCATCGCTTCGGCTGACATACTGAATGGGTTCCCCCATCAGATAGCCGACCTTGAAGGACACGATCTCATTGGCACGGTTCTCGACCACATTGTTTTGAATCTCAGGGCGGACTTCCTTTTTACGGTTCAAAATCGGCTGTCTGCCTTTGTAGTAGGCATAGAGATATTCCATATCCGCTTTGTTCGACCAATGTGTGATAAGTGCCTTTCTCAGCACGTTCAGAACATTGTCCCGTGTAATCTCCGTCACATCGGTAAAGATTTTCTTACGACCGAAACAGCCCAAGACAGAATACCTCCCCTCTACCTATTTTATCTCTTATCATTGTATCAAACTCTCCAATGCTCGTCAACAGCAAATTCTTAATTATACCATTCGCCACAGTGAAAGTAAAGGACTCAAATAGGCCGTTTGAAAACCTCCACCTTGCCCCCGGACAGCATACGGATTTCGTTCTCCAACAGAGAGAGGGAGTCAGGAGCGTCATCGTGCGGAACCTTGCCGGAGCGGGTGTAGGTGGTCACTTCCTTCATGAAGTTCCAATACTGACTGCCCCGCTTGTAGGTGGAGGGGTGCTTGAAGTAGAAGTTCTTCTTGATGTTGTCGGAAGCGAACTCGATACGGGTCTGCTTATTGGAGATCGTGCGCTTCGTGCGGATACCAACAGAGTACCCACGCTCACGAATAATCTGGTCAACATCTCTGGCATAATATTGACCGGCATTGTTGGACTCAAAGACGGCGGAAGCAACCTTGTTGTCGATCAGGCACTTGGCACATTCCGGCTTCGTCACCTCAGCGGGGGAGTCATCAAAGACCACATCAACGATATACACAGCATTGCCGTATATCATCGCCACCGGCATGGAGGTCGAGTCCGAGCCGCTTTCCGCCGTATCGCCAACGGCGATGATGGTATCCGGGTCACGGTCTTTCGGCAGCTCAAAGAAGTAGTTCAGCTCGTCCTTGTTGAACAGTAGACCCTTCGCTTCAAAAGGTTGCTGCTGGAACTCACTCTCAAACTGCTCTGCGCTCAGAAGTTCCCGCTGTTCCCGGAAGTAGGCGGTGGTAAAGACCTTCTTGCCCTCCCGCTCGTATTCATAATTGCTCTCGTCCGTCACAAGATCGAGGGCGGGTATCTCAATCGCTCTCCAAGCCCAGCCCTCCCGCTGTGCGTGTTCCTGCACACGACCAATAGGGTCATACAGGGAATAGCGGGTGCCGGTGAAGACCATCGGCGTACCTTCAATGGCACGACCCATAATGTCGCCGGAGATCACTTCCCACTTGTCATCAAGCCGCTGGCGGTTCTTCGCTTCCTCACGACCTTCCACACAGTCATCGAGGTAGAGAACATTGGTGGCTTCGGACAAGCCCACCTGTCGAGCGTCAATGGAACGACACATGATGGTGGGGAAACGGGACTTGCTTTTCAGGTTCACCGTCTTCGTGTCGGCATTGGTTTGTACCAGCCGTGCGTCCGGGAACACATCGTAGAACAGATACTCGTTGGGGACTGTCAGGTATTCCAGACAACCATTGTAGAAGCTCTTTACAAGGTCATCGCCTGTCCCTTCCATCAGGGTCGAGCGGTCAGGAAACTTCCCAGAGATCATATTCACAAAATTGATACCCGTTTGAGACTTACCCGCTCGTTTCGGCATGGAGATCGTCAAAAGGCGCAGCTTCCCGTCCAGAACATCTTGGAACCCCTGCACCATCGGTCTGAGATAGTGCTTGCGGGGCGCATAAAACCGCTTTTCCGGCTTGCGGTCGAGTTCAATGTAGGTCATGAAGGAGTCAAAATCATGGGGCGCTTCAAAGAGAAGACACCGCCGCCACTGTTCATAGAACTTCGCCCCGCCGCCATGGACTACCTGATCTGCGGAGAGTGCCAGCAGCTCCTTGTTCACCTTATGTGCCGCCGAGAAATCCTCGGTTTCCCACTCCCGGCATAGAGAAAAAAGGTCGCTGTACGCCCCGTTATCTCCCGGTCGGCGGTCGATCACGGCTCGGATAGAGCCGGAGAGTTTTTCATAATTCATGTGCATTTCCTTTCCAACAAAAAAAACGAGCTACCCGTGTATTTCTACACAGATAGCCCGTAGTGGCTGTCACTCCTGCCCTCGCAGAAGCCAATTATAGAATTTTCGGTATTACAAACGCCAGAATCAGCAAAATAGAACTGATTATCAGAAAATATCCGATTACATTGAGAAAAAACCTCATGGTGTCAGTCCTCATACTCCGAAATTGTCTTATTGTCCCAATCCAGAACCCCTAAATAGCCGCCCTCGGTGTCAGAGTACAACTCAACTGTTTTTATCGTGTGCACTGTTTTCCATTTCACTTTGCCACGCCAGTTGAAATAGGCTTGGGTCTTGGTATCAGGGATACCTGCTAGCTCTACATAGATGATCTGGCGATTTTCCAGCGTCACATTGAGCTGTAAATCCTCGCTGTCATAGATTTTACCACAAATCACGGTCATCGGGTCATTATCTACGATAGAAACATCGTGGAAATCAGTCACCCCTACGGTGTCAAACACTTCCTGATAGCTTGCAATCTCGTCATCGGTGAACCCGGCTTCGGAAAGAGCCGAGTCCCACGCAACAGGTTCAGCCGAGTCCTTCTTAGAACACCCGACCAGAAAGAAGACCACGATGACCGCCAGCCCTATCAGCCATGCCATCTTTTTCATTCCTCCCCCGCTCCCTTCAAAATCGGCTCATGAACACCCTTGACCCAATTCATGTCGCCGTATTTATACATACCCTCATACAGAGGGCGGTTGCCAAGAATACTCTTGATGGTGGACACCTGAAACCGCTTGCCGGAACGGGTCTGGTATCCTGCCTTTTCCAGCAGCTCCGTGATACCCAGCATGGAAACGCCGTCCTCGTGCTTCTCGAAGATGAACTTCACGATAGGAGCTTCCTGCTCGTCAATGGTGAGAACACCATCAACCACCTTGTATCCGTAAGGACGGCGACCACCGCTGTACCCACCACAGGAAGCCTTAATGGAACGACCCTTGCCGGTTCGCAGAGCGATGTTCTTTCTCTCCTGCTCTGCCACGAACTGTAACAGCGCACGATAGATGTTGGCAAACTCGCTACCCTCTGTAAAGCTCTCCTGCGTACTCAGAAGTTTGATATTCTTCTTTTCCAGCACATACAGGTAGTAGAAGTACAGCTTGGTATCACGAGCCACACGGTCATTCTTGAATACGATCACCGCTTCATAGGGAGGATTGCTTACATCGTCCCCATAAAGGATTTCGTTCAGACCGGGACGATCATCTTTCGCACCGCTGATTTCATCGACCTTCCAGTCTACGATGTTATAGCCGTTGTCGTTGGCGTAGAGAAGAATGGCCTGCTTCTGAACCTCGATACCGTATTTGTCATCATCGGCCTGTCGCTCGGTGGAGACTCGGATATAGCCGATTGCGTTTTTGAATGTCATCATAAGATCACCTCTTGCATATAAGATAGCATAAGTAAATGTAATTGTCAATAGGTAAGTGTAAATAAACCTTTTTATTTTTTGCGGGTATTTTTCGGCTCACCCCGCCCTCGCTGCTGCTGGCATATCCCCCGCCCCCGTCACCCATTCACGCCGCCCAAATCAGGCCGAAAAGCGCAAAAAATAACCGCCCCGGAATAGCACCGGGGCGGCGTTCACTTATTCAATTTCAATATTTCAATCAGGATTTGCACCGGCAACAAAAGCAGCAAAAGAATAATATACACGCTTTCACCGCCCTATTAAAATACCGTATCAACAACGGTTAGAATTGTTACCCACAGATCAATATATTGTGTGCTGTATCCGGTATAATCGCCCTTGTCAAACTCTGTTTTGCCCGTGATAACATATCCAACTTGTTTTGCGCCCCCGTCTAATAGATCAACGAACATTTCCGACTTGTTTTTAATGGCATTTTTGGAAATGGTAATACAATGCTTTTCTTCCACCCGTTCCCGGTAAATTTCAAGCGCATTTTCCACGCTATCCGCATCTATGTGCATATCCGAAACAATACCGCCGTCAATGTACCACTTTTTATTATTGTATTCTTTCATTGTTGCCGTTGTTTTGAAAATGTAATTCATAATTAAACCCCCATTCTAATACATTCATCAAGTAGAACCCTATACCCATACACCCGGAAAAAAGCCGCTCCGCTTCGGGTATACTGTATCTTGCACCGGTGAAACGCTTTGCCACCGCCCCACGCCCCGGAAACGCAATAAACATAATTGTCAATGCCATATTCAATGCCTTTAATTTCAAGGCCATTCAAGCCGCTATAATAGGCGATACTTTCCCGGCTTTCACAATACTGTCTTTTATTCATGATCCGCCGCCCCTTTCAAAACTGTAATATAATCAAAAATGATATTTCCGTTCCGGGTGGCGTGATAGATAATTTTTCGGGGTTCGTTTTGATAATTCAAAAAACCATAGGCGCAAGCCGCATTTACAGCGGTTTTTCCTATCAACATTTCCCCACTTTCGCTTGTAAATTCTCCATAAAAACGAGGGTTTCCATAATAAGAACAATTTAAGCGTTCGTAATAGGTCAATTTTCCGATAAACTCTTTTCTTTTCATAATATACACCCTTTCAATAATTCACACTGTTAGCGGAACGGCGGTTATACATGGCTTTCAAACTTTCGGCGGGGGGCATATCCGCCGCTTTCGGCTTTTCCGTTTCTACCGGCTGCATATCCCACCACGATTTCCCGCCGCCGTTCATATCATAGAATGAAAGAAAACTATTTACATGGCGCATTGTAGTAGCGGAATAGCCGCCCCACATACGAATGAACCGCCCCGCCGCCGTGATACGACAAACAACAGTATTATAGGACTGCAAAACTTTTTCGCCGTTATCCGTTTCAATAACTTTTGCTTTTCCGTAAAAACTTTTTGCCCGGTCATAACCGCAAACGGGTAAATCAAAAATCTTTTTCATGATATAAGCCCCTTTCAAAATTCAATTTGCATTTACTGCCTTTCGGTAAATACAAGATAGCATATTTGCATTTACTTGTCAAGTGTAAATATAAAAGAAAATCAAGATTTTTCGTAAATACGGCAGCTATACAATATAAAGGGGTGAAAAATGTTTCCATTTCAGATCAGGCCGGAACCCCGGCAGCGCCCACGCCGCCCCGGTGGAACCCGCCGCAGATCAGCCGGGGAAAGGAAAAGCCGCCGACCCCGTGGGGAGATCGGCAGCTCTGTCAAAGTCGCAGACCCTCGCCGGAAAGTCGCAAAGTCGTTCGGGCGAAAGTCGCAAAGTCGTTCGGCATAGTCGTAAGCCATAGTCGCAAAAGTCGTGAAAGTCGCTCAGTCCTCCGGGTCATAGTCGCTGGACGCACCCACTACATCTTCGAGGTACTTCTTCTCCAAATCCTCGGCGGGAACCTGATCTCCGAGCTGCTGGCTGGGTGTCAGCACGACCTCCTGCTTGTCCGCATAGCCCATGTTGTTCTTCATCAGGAAGATACCGGCGACCGGATTGATCTTCCCGTTCTGCATATAGTTTTCCATCTGAGCATTCAAAAGTTGATACGCCTTTTTAACGAGGTTGCGGCTTTCCGGGGGCAAAGTCTTACTATCCACTCCATTTGCCCATTTCCATAGAGTCGTTCTATCAACTCCAAAAGCCAATGCCATACCAGCAACAGAGGGCTTCATATCGTCCTGAGCGCACAGAGCAAAATACATACCCATACGCTCTTTGACCTGTTCAGGCTCTCTCACATTCACATCAGGCCAGTCCAACATGACCATCGAATGTTCCAGATATTTTCTATTGTCACCCGGCTCTGTATGGACGCTCAGGGCTTCCTTACGATCAGGCCGAGTTCGCTTTTTCACAATTTCATCTGCCATAGTCGTTTTCTCCTTTCAAAGTCGCCAAGGTGATAAAGGTGAGTAATCGGGTGCATTTCCCTATAACTATTTCTATATACGCGCGTATAAGAGAGAGTTATAGGCATTTATGCCCGATTACTCACCTAACTCACCTAAAATACGAAAAACAATTTTCAAAACACGCCAATTTGAAAAAAGTCTTTGCAAAAACACTCACCTTTATCACCTTTATCACCTAACTACCAGTCGGCGTTGATAACCACCTTGTTCCCGTGAGCGAGCGCTGTTGCTACAACGCTCTCCACACCGTCCCAGTTGTAGACCTCTTTCTTCACGGCGTAATCGACAAGTTGCTTTGCCTGCTCGTTGTCAAGAACCATGTCCTTACCATACCAGTCATTCTCCTTGGTTCGCTTCTCGTAAGGAACATAGTAGCCGAGCCTTTCCAGAAAGTCATACCAAAGACTACCGCCGCTGTTAGTACCGTCAACCTCTACCGTATTGACGACCTCACCACAATGAGGGCAGCGAACATCTTTGCGTTCCATGACCGTAATATCAAGACCCATTTTCCAACACCTCCTGAGCCATCTTCACCAGCTCGACCAAATCATAGAACCGCCGAGGGTCTAACCCGGTCTGTCGCTTCACCTTGTCCAAGTGATAGAGAACGGTATTTCTGTGTGTGAAAATAGCACGGGCAACATCGGTGACATTCATGTTGTGATTTGCCATCGCTATGACAATGTGAGCGTCTTCCTTATTCATGGTCGATCTCCTTTCGCAGCTCGTCATAGAGTTCCGAAAAGCGGCGGTTCCAGTGGCGCAGTCGCCAGAGGAATAGACAGCCTACAACAATCCATTCAACGGCGGCGATAGTTGTCAGAATGTCACTCATGTCCTATGCTCCTTTCTCGCAAAGCGGTTGAGCAACACGCTCACGGTGAGCTGACCAATCCTGTTCACATAGGGGCAGTTGAAACGGTCAGGGTGAGGAACACTGTTGCCGAGGTCGATGACCAGATCACGGGTGTTGTAGGAAATGTCCTTCGTGATAGTCGGTGTGGCGTAGATCACCACATCATGGTTCATTGTGGCTTGCAAGAGACTCTTGGTTTTGGAGTGCGCCACCGTCACAGTTGCGTTACCGAGGGTGAGGTACTTTGCCAAGTTCTGAACGGCGTGACCCCGACCTACAATGGTAATGTCCTTAGCATGAACCAAGTCCAATGCCAGCAGGAGCGCCAAAGTCGCCTGAGACACCGATGACATTCCCTGTGAGTAGGAGTGGTCAATGTCAACCTCGGCGGTGAGCTTAATGTCAGACGGGACGGTTTCTCTGTCCACTACCACGGCCTTGTACGGAGGGCAGGGGTATTGAGTGAGGTCACAGTCAATACCCAATAGATCAGCCTTGCGTTTGACCGCTTTCAGAAATACACTCTCGTAGGAACCCAGTAACAGCAGTTTACCGGTAGGGTGAAAGCGGGTGGTTTCCTCGTCCAAGGTAGCAGAAAGCGTTTTAATTTGCTCCATTACATCATTCATAGTGCTTCTCCTTTCTTTCAAAGTCATGGAGGGAGATCATCTTTTCACGGGTGAGCTTGTCAACCACCCGACCGATCTCCGAGTACCCGCAGACCGCCGCCAGCCGTTCAAGGTTGCCCTTGGTCTGTGCCGTGACTACGATGGAAATACGGCGGAGGTTCTTTTTCTCAGTCTTCATCGCTTTCCTCCGTGAACACGGTTCCCTCGAACCCTTCCGCTCGACCGAGAAGTCTCCACAGTCCCTCGTCCTGTTCACCACAACAGGGACAGGCTTTAGCTGCGATTTTTCCGAGTTTCTGAGGAAAATTCTCGTCTTCCTCGACATACAGAAGGTGTTCACACTTGCGGCACATGAAGACGGTGAACATTTCGTTACCGCATACACACTTTTTACTCATGTTTATCCTCCATTCGGTCGCAATCGTCAGAGATTGCACAGTCTTCACAGCCCTTATAATAGAAGCAGTCCCGGCAACAGGAAATGACAGGTATACACCGCTCAGCGTATTCTTCACAGTTGGCAACAGGGCAAGTGCCATCAACGCAGGCAACGCCCACATAATCGGGGCAGTATTCAGTCTTCATCGCTGTCACCTTCCGTCAAAGCTCTTGCGAGATCGTCAATCATCTGGTGCATAAGCCTATCAGCTACGCTGTACTCGTCCTGACACCAGAAAGAGAATTTCAGGTGCAACAGCTCATGCACCAATGTCTTTTCAAAGTTGAACGGTACAATGCGGTCGCCGTAACAGGCGGGATTGATGATCTCAATACGGGCGGTCTTGATGGACTCCGACCAATCCGTACACCCAGCCGCATTACTGACGGACATTTCTTCGGGGCGAAGGTGAGTGACGAGCTTTATGCGCCACTCCTGCAAACATAGCTTTTTCTGCCACTTTTCCAGTAGGTGTTGTTCCTCAGTCGTTGCGATCATGTAATCTCTCCTTTCTGAACTGCTCAATGTCTCGGTCGATCAGGCCATTCAATTCATCTTCCGCCATGAACGCAGCGAACACCTTACCGCACTTCACGCAGTAGTTAATGAAGTGATACCCATTTGTGTCATGAATGGTTTGAAGGTTCTTATCGTACAGGCGGTGTCCACCAGTCAGGAAACACTTAATCCTTTTCCACTTCATCACGGACGCTCCTTCACAATACGAATTTTTCTCAGGCGTTTGCCGCACCGCTTACAGACTTCATAATTGCTCTGCCAGCGGTGAGAACCATTACGGCACTTGACCTGAATATGAACATACGGGTCTGCTGTGTGGATACCGAAGCGGCAGAGGATAGAGTTACATGAACGGTTCATTAGGACGCTCCTTTCAGTCTGAGGTTCTTGTAGACGGGGTAGCCCTGATACACAACCTTGCCGCCGTGCCACTCAGGATGCGTTTCCATGTCGGCGTTGAACCGCTTGGCGGAACAGGCGAAGTACCCGTTGGACTTGCACCAAATCTTGTAAGCGTCAAACAGAGACTTCGAGCGGGTGTTGACTCCCTCAGCCTGCTCACAGCGTTCTTCGAGGAACTGCAAGCACAGATCGTTGTCACGCTCGTACTGGTTGACCACCTTCCGCATGGCGGGGGACATTTTCAGACCGAACCGCTTGTACTTGAAGTATCCGGCGACCAGCCAAGCGAAAATGCCCTGCATAGCTTCTTGCGTCTGAAACTCATTTTTCAGGTTCTTGTCCTGCTCCGCTTCGGTGAAGTGACGGTTGAACTCGATCACTCGCACACGGTCGGAAGCGAACAGGGACTTATCGCTGACAGTGGGAAGATCGTTACAGGAGAGCCAAAGGGTGAACTGCGGCAGGAAGGTCGTGGCAGTTTCATAGAGGTTCCGGGCTTTGATTTCCTCGCCGCCCGTGAGCTGCTTGATTGTTTCCTCGTCCAGCTTGCCATACTGGTTACTCTCAGCCATCGTGACAAATCGCTTGCCTTTCAGGGAAGCCAGCATGGGGTTCGCTGCTTCGGCGTTCTTCGACCGTTCTGCCTTGCAGATGATCGACACGGGGGACACGGAAGCATAGTCACCGAGAAGGTGGTGAATTGCCGAGAGCATGGTGGACTTGCCGTTGCGAGTGGTCTTACCATGGAGAATGAACATACATTCCTCGTTCGCCATACCCAACATGGAGTACCCCAGCGCCTTTTGCAGATAGTCAGCCTTATCTTCATCATTGCAAGTGACCTCCGCAACGAACTTCTCCCAGCGGCGGCACCGTGCGTCCTGCAAGGTGTAGTTGAAATTGGTCTGCATGGTCAGGAAGTCTTTCCAGTCATGTTCCCGGAACTCCATCTTTTCGAGGTCGAAAGTGCCGTTCTTGCAGTTGATAAGGTAGGGGTTTGCGTCAAACTCCGCCGAAGCGATAGGAAGCACACTGGCAGCGTCCTTCATCAGCCGGTCACGGAAGCGCCGGTCGCCCATCTTTACGATGAACTTCATGTACTCGGTGCGGCGTTCTTCATTGGCGATCTCGCCGCAGTAGAGAGCCATCAGGCGGCAGAACTCTTTGATCTTCTCCGCTACCAGCAGAGAGCCGGTGTCCTTACGCCATGCGCCCTCGGAGTAGGTGAACCAGCTTTTCGCTTCGGGGCAGTAGCGGGTATCATTCTTGTAGCACTCGGAGAACAGCTCCGCCATGCCAGACTCGTCCCACGAATACCCCGTACCGCTGATCGGGTGGCTATGCTCAGGCTGTGCTTCCTTAATCTGAAACATCACTCTGGACTGAGCTTCGTCCATGATGTAACGACCGTTGGAGAGCTGGAAAAGAGCCTGTTCTTCGGGGGCTGTCATAACTTCATCACTCATGGATTTCACCTCCTTTGCCTTTTCCGTTTGGATTAAAGTTGGAAAGTGCGCTTTTACAAGCTCTGACACCCATCTTATAACCGTCTTGTTCACTACCGCTTATACGCTTGCGATATAGCCGCTCTTTATCAAGTAGGGCAGATAACGCCATCTGCAAACTGTCATATTCGAGTTTTGTCATTATCTACACCTCCCCATAGAAGAAAGCGTTCTTCAAAGCGGTGTCCACATGACGCATGATCTCAGGCGGCAGAGTGCAGATGTATTCCCAATCATCGGACACATCTACGACACGCACCTGTTCACACTCAACCATGCTCGGCTGTAAAGAACCCCAAGTGACAGCCACATGGGTCGGCAGTTCGAGCCGCTTGATTTTAGTGGTCAGGGGAACGACAATACTGGTGGAAGAAAACTGATTGCCGACATTGTTTTGCACAACCACCCACGGACGCTTACCGGCCTGAATATGACTGTTGGCAAGCATGGGAACATCAATGATAACAACATCGCCACGCTGATAAGGTTTCATAATTACCTCCTGTATCTGGTCACGCTGTTGACAATCAACTCAACTTCTGACTGCGGGAGAGGGGGCTTGCAGGCTTGGGAGTTGGCGTACAACAGCTCTTTGTAAATCTCTGTTTTGGTGTATCCTTGGTTATGGAGCTGACCCGCCAGAGAAGTCAGGCTGAGGTTCCGGCTTCCCGGTATGATAGGCGGGTATTCGGGCTTCAAATGCAGCTTGCCGTTTTCAGGGCGGCGGTAGATGGGAGAATAGATACGCTGAGGGGCAACCGTACCTGAGTTACTTTCCTTCGGTGTGTCGGGAAAATACTTCTCGATCACATAGTCAATCGCTGACTGGTTTTCAACGATCTCGGAGAAGATCAAAACCTCGCCGGTCATGATGAAGTACCGATTGCTCTTGTAAATCTCCACGGCGGCACGGTTGTTCTTACCCTTGAAAGGCAGCTCTCCACGAACGAGAATGTGAACCCCTCTCCCGCTTCGAGACTTTTCCGTGTAGGAGTGGCAATGACCGATAATGTCAGCCGCCAGCGGGTTTAGAAGTCCATCAGTAAAGCCATCGTCAATGTCGATACCTACAACCCCTGTATCGTGAAATACATAGCCAAGACCGTCATAGTAGCCGTGCTGGACATTGTGTTCAGCGTCAATGTAATTTGACCATGTATCAGGATTAGAGGAAGAAGCCGCCTTTCTCACGGTAGCCTGCATGGGAACCTTTGACCCGTCCCACACATTGACCCATGCCTTTTCACCTCGAAGCTCAGCGGGTATATTCAAATAGCTCATAGGCTTACCTCAGCTTTCATACGGACTCGGTAAAGACCAGTCCCATCTATCACCGCCACGATAGGCGTTGCGGAAGTGGTTTCTCTCGCCATCGCCAGAGAACCACAGGTAATCCGCAGGGAGGACACGACCGACCTCAACCTGACCTTCTCTCTCTGCATACCAGCGAGTCAGTACATCTATACAGAGAGTAATCAAATCGTCATCGACCGGATTTTTCTCTTTGTACCCTACGAATTGTTTAGGTGTAGTCACGACCGTTATAATATCGCCGTAGCCATGATCGACACGGTTGAGCGCACACCACACACAAGCCGCTTTCTCAGCGTCAGAGCTGACCCCTCTGGCTTCTCCCCATAGCATTTTCGCCAGTACAATCACTTCCTCGTCTGTCCACGGCTGAGGTGTCACCTCCGGCTCTGGCTCCGGGGTGACTACCTCTACCACCTCGACAACGGGAGAAGATTCTTCAACCTCAACCGTGGGTAATTTCAGGCACAGGACTGCGACAATGGTGACGAACCACAGGAAGATTGAAAATCTCAGCCCTCGCAAGGGGTCTTAGACTTGCTGGACTTGGGCTTTGTCGAGGTTCCAGCAAAATAGAACTTGTCATCTACGCAGATGGGGAAATCAGGAAAGAGCTTGCTGGTGGTCTGCGTTCCACGGGAGCAAATCTGCTCTGCCGCCGCCAGCGACATTTCATCTTTCACGAAGTCCTTTCCAGCAGCCATGATATACGGCACTTTGCCGTCAATGCTTTTCAGTTTCATCAGGTTCTTTCCTTTCTTTGTTCCACGCTTCAACATCAACGCCGATACGCTTCAACATCTCTTTGCAGAGCCATGTGTAATCGTCTGGCATTTGATAATACTGAATAAGGCGGTCATGCTCGGCAGAGAAAGCGTCATAGAACTTCCACAGGCGCTTCTTGCCGAAACCGAGGTGAACATGGAGAGTGTAAAGCACCATAGCGTCAATGTCATCAGCGTAGCGCCTGTCGGCTTCCACGATCTGACGATTGATCTCCATGTCCATCGCTTTTCTCTCGGCGGCAGTTAAGACCGCACCGAATACCTTGCCGCCAGCTTTCTTAATTCTCATACCTCAATGTCCTCGAAGAAGACGGGATAGGTCTGTTTCAGCAGGGTCAGAAGCATATTGGCAACGACCCGCATATCGGGGTGGGCCGCTACGGGGCAGCGCATACGGCAGAAATGTCGCCATTCTCTGAGATCGGCGGTCATGACCACCTCGGTTTTCAGACTGTTCGGAAGGACAGATCGAGCTTCCTGCGGGGTGCAACCCTCATTCAGCAGATCAAAGTAGGCGACCTCAGCGTGTTCACACGACCGTTTCCAGATGTGGTAGGTCGAGTCGGTCTTGGCGAAGGTCGAGGGACGAATGACGGTGATCTCACCGCCGAAGCCCTCTTTGCCATAATTGCAGTACCGAGTGGACTCCTGACAGAACGCAGCCAGACGGTGACGGACGATCTCATGGCTCACGCCTCGGTCACAGATGAAGCGGACAGTGAGAGAGCCATGCTCAATGACAGCTTCGTGACCCCGCTTGATGATACCCCGGACGAACTTCTCTGCACTTCCGTCCGTGATTTTGTCCTCGGACTTGTAGCAAGTACGCCCAGCGGCTTCGATGGTGGTCAGAAGGGTCTTATAATCGGGAGCGTTGATAAGCTCCACAGAAGGTTCAATGATTTTCACTTTCAGACTCCCTTTCATACCAAGGTTTGAAGTTGATAATCTGTTCGTGGAGGTTGTTTGTTCTGCCATCGAAACAGATTGTACGGTCATCGACATGAACGATGGAAGGAACTTTTCTCGCTTGAATTTGCACCATCGGGAACCCGTAGTGTTTCAGCCATTCAGCAATCGCCGCCTGTCCCTCAAAGGACTCCGCACGAGAAGAACAGATGACCACACATAAACCATCGCTTATGAGTTGTTCAATGACCTCTTTAATCCCTTCTACGGGAGGGTCGGGGATAACAGCGGCACCCTTCCACCCGCTTCGGTAGGAATGAATTACGCCATCGAAATCGAAAGAAACCGTTGGAATATACATACTTCACACTCCCGCAACATGACTTGCCAGCATATCGGCTTGGTGTGTCCACAGCACATTCGGGTACTGTCTGACTGCTCTGGTGTAGTCATTCCACTCAGACTTGTCGGTGAAAGCGCCCATGTGGTAGCGGATACACATAATTTCTTCATCAGTCAGCGTGTAGAACTGAGAGAGAAGCATGACGGACTTATCGCCGTGACCTTTCAGAAGGGTGTCGGGATTGTATTCCCACGCCTGTTCGTCATAGATTGGTGTGCACCCACCATTAAATTCTTCAATGTGGCCTGTTACCGGGTGGCGGTACTGGTCGATCTTGCACAGGTCATGGAACATACCCACGATGAAGGGAGAACGAGCCTTGCGCCAGATCAGGTGATTGGCCTGAGTGAGCGCCAGAAGGTATTCCGTGACCATGCGGGAGTGGTTCAGAAGACCACCCTCGTAATTACCGTGGTACTTGGTGGAAGCAGGGGCGGTGAAGAAGCCGTAGGCCATCAGGTACTCCATCATGTCATCGGAAACAACAGAGGTTCCGTCAGGCAGCTTCATGAAGTTCAGAAAATCGGTCACTTCGGACTTGGAGAAGCAGTCAGCCATGATAACCCTCCCCGAAATATTTCTCACATTCACTCACGGGACACTCGCAAGCGTTGAGAGGGTGGTCATCGCCCCACTCCCCAAGTTCTACTTCTTTCACCTCGACATGGTGTGAAAAAATGTCCAGAGCTTTAGTTGTGACTTCTTCGAGAGCGGTCTTTACATCTCTCTTGTTACATTCGCCAGCGGGATCAACGAAATAACCTGTGAATTTGAAAATCTTAGCCATTTTCGTACTCCTTTCTGTGAATACTTTTTTCGCTGTCGAACCCGTCAGGGTAACGAGCCAGCAGCTTATCGACATTGTGCTGTGCCACATATTCGAGGGTCACACCCAAGCCGGTTGCCAACTGTGCGACATACCAGAGAACATCGCCCAGCTCGTCAACCATCTTCATCGGGTCGAAAGCATGACCCTGAAACTCGGTCTTTTTCAGAATGTCAATGCACTCTCCGGCTTCGCCGTTCAGACCGTAACAGCCGTTGCGAACCTTATCCCATGAAGTCAGGTTGCCGGAGGTACGCTCGGCAGCTTTCTGATAATCATTCAGCGTCATCGTCAGCGACCTCCTTTTCCAACTCTGCATACAACATCGTGTGCATATAGACGGACTCGGACTGGCCGATAGGCCGCAGAACGGTTCTCTTTTTCAGAGTCCACCCATCATGCAGAGCCGCATTTACTTCATCGTCAAAGAGGGTGGGATTGTCCAAACGGTTCCGAATGGTTTTAATCTGCAACATCTTCCGCAACCTCCATTTCCAGCACCGTCATAATGGCGTAGTTGGCGAGGTCAATCAGGGTGTCTCGGATAGACTCGTCATTGACCTTCTGCTCACAGCCACGGGAGAGAGTCTTGAAGCGGCTGAGTTTATCGCCCAAACGGATACGAGCCATCGCCATTCCTTCTTCCACGAAGGTCTGGTGGAAGCTGTCACCGTAGTCATGGTTCTTCTGCTCATAGAGCCTATTGATCTCCTTGCAGATTTCAGCGTGGCGCTGAACCTTGGAGAGCGAACAAATATAGGCTTCTGCCATTGTAGCTTATCCTCACTTTCAACATAGTTTTCAACATACCATTGGCGAGGGAGAGCCTTTCAAATTAGCCCTCCCTCGCACTCGGTATCAGCCAAGGAGAGCTGCCAAATCCATCGGGGTCTTAGGAGCGGCCTGAGAAGCCGCAGGAGCGGTTTTAACAGCAGGGGTAGCAACCGTATTGCCAGAGCCGCCCCAGCCCTCAGAGGGGCGCTTATCAGCCAAACGGACGAAGGTAATACTCTGTCCGGGCTTCTTCTTGTTCTCCTGAACATCATGCTCTACATCGCACTCGATGAAGTGACCAATCAGGTCAGTGTGGTCGATCTCGGTCAGGTCGAAATTGCCGAGGGCAGTCTTGGCGAAGTAGCTGAAAGCGTTATATGCACCCTCGTTGGGAGAGCCATCGGATTTCAGCAGAGAGAAGCGCTCGATGTGCTTACTGCCGTTCTGCGTCTGCATATAGACTTCCAGCTTGCCGAAGTCTTCCTTGTACTTCACATCGGTAATCTGAAAGACATGAGTACCTTCGGGAATGAGGGTGAAACCCTCGGTGAGTCCGATTTTAGCCATTGTTTTTGTCCTCCTTCATGGTGTAGAAATTGAGCTGTTCTGTGTACTCGCAGGGGAAGATGATACCAACCAACTGGTCTTCGTCATCGGGGTACTTGGCGTACTGCTTGACCAGCAGGGCTTTCGGTACGCTCTTGTCGCTTTCCAGATCGTAAGCGTACAAGATTTCGCAGAAGTCAGACTTCTCGATCAGCGACCAGTCATCATTGGTGATGGGGAGGGTCATGGTGCTGTCCTGCGTGGCGAAGATACGGACACAATCCTTGATTGCGCCGTCCGGCTCAGGCATGATTGCCTTGACCAGCGTGGCGTACTCAGTGCAACCGACCTGAGAAATCAGGCGACCAATGCCGTCAGGCATTTTCTCGTTGCTGTACCCGGTCACGCTGCGGATACCATCGGGAATGAGCATAAGTACGGACGGGGAAGCAAGCCAGCGTTCGTCCATGTACTCGTAGATAGCGCCGCCATCAGGGGCGAGGGACTTCACGAACTTGGAAAACTTCATAGGTCAATCCTCCTTAATGATTTTTGGGGAAATGCGGTAGCTGTCCTCGGTGGTCGTGTACTTCGCCAGAATACCGTCCGCTTTCATAGCGTCCTTGTCGATCTTCGTGGTGGAAGTACGGCTGACTTCCCAATTATAGGCAGAGCCAGCGATAGACACCTTCTTGTCACCGTCACGGAACTGAGCGATTGCGGCTTTCTTAATCATGTCGGTCAAGACCTTGTACCGCTTTTCGTCCTCAGCCACCTCAGCGGCGTGAGCGTCCAGCTTGGCTTTCAGGTCTTCGGCTTCCTTAACCAGCGCTGCCATATCCGTTTCAGGGGACAGGTTGTTGGTGCGGAGAGCTTTCAGGATTTCAGCGTCCTTACGCTCGTCAAAGGCGGGAGAAATACCGCTCTCAACGAAGTCCTTCCACCATTTCAGGGCGGGCTTCACATACTTCTTCTCGAAGTCAGGATACCGCTCAGACACCTTAAAGGGACGGGTGATAGTATTCTCACCGCTGCACACAAACTTCTCAGGATTGTCGTAATCCTTTGGTTCGAGGAAGGAAGCGACCATGATAACCTCGTCCACGCCGAGAAGGTAAGCATACAACGCCGCCTGCAAAGCGTAATACTCAGGAATATCGTCCTTCCAGTCCTCGACACGCTTGGAAGTCTTCATTTCGAGGACGGTGGTGGGCTTGCCATCTTTGCCATAGAGCAAGTAGTCCCACATACCGCCGAGAACGGGGCTTTCCCTAAAGAAGTCACCGTAGGTCTGACGGAAGTAGTCTTTGCCCCAAATGTCGGTCGGTGTGACCAGATTGCTCATGAAGTAGGTCTGCTTCATGTACTCAGCCTGCTTAGGCTCGATGGTCTTACCAGCGATGGTGTAGATCGTGTCCTCGAACGGCTTCTGATAGGTGCGGGTCACTTCACACCAAATCTCGAACGGCGTAGACCACGGGTTCAGACCGAGGATAGTGGCGAAGCGAGTACCAGTCAGCTTCTTCGGACGCTTGGGAGGGATAATCTGGATTTTGTTGCCGTCAAGCCATTCCATTTTCGTTTACCTCCTTATAATTCACAAATTCGTCAGCGGCACATTCCCGAACGGCAGTATCAGGATTGTTACCGTAGAGCTTACAGCAATCCGCTTCCAAGTCTGCATTGGCGCACTTGCGACAATCAATTTCAATCATGCCTTAGCCCTCCTTCGCCGTTTTCATTTCGTAGCCAGCCAGCATATTGTTCACGCCCTCGATCAGAGCGTCACACTTGTCGGCTTCGATCTTAGAAAAGCCCTCGGTCTTCATGGCGATGGTCTGCACGAACTGTTCCTGCTCTGCGTCAATATCCATGAGCGTTTTCAGCAGACTTTTCAGCGTACTGACCTGTTCCTCAGTGGCAGCACCAGCAGGAGCGCCGGTCAGTTCCTTCTTGATCTCCTGACGCTGTTCGGTGGTCACAGGGGGCTTCTTGGTTACGGTGGAAGCGGGGGCGGGAGTTGTGTCAAACTCGCCGCTGTCGATACTGTCATGCTCCACAATGTCAAGAACGAGCTGCCACAGGTAGCGGCGAATGTAGGGGATGGAGCTGCCGGGCGCCTGCATTTCGTTTGTGACCTGATTACCAGCGTTGGACACGATGGGGGCAATGGGGGTGTACGGTGCCACGAAGTCAATGTAGTCCTCACGGTCATTGACATTGTAGACACGAGCGGTCGCCTTGTCGCCGTACATAGACGGAACCATCATCAGACCGATTTCAAGGAAAATCTGCTCGGCCTTAGGAACAATGTCCGCCAACTCGAAATACTTATATTCGAGCTTCATGTGCTTGCCGCTCTTGTCCACGCCAGCTTCGAGGAAGCGCACACGGGCAAGCTGCAACTTCTGGAATACATTCATGGTGGAATAATCCGCCGCCGCAGTCTCAGCGGCTTTCTTGGTAGTAGCCATATTTATACCTCCAACATTTCTAATAATTTTTTCTTGATGGAATTGACTCTGCGGGTATTTCGCTTGGGCGGCTTCTCTCCGAGGAAATCTCGGACATAACGCCGTGCCAGCCGAATATACCAGTCACGGTCAACCACATCAATCGTCAGGTGATTGTCGTTGTCTACGACACATTTTGCGGGGAGTCCAGCAATCTTGACGGGATTGCCAGTACCGAGGTGGATTTTGTAGAGGGTTCCATACCGATGATCTTCCGTGGCATATACCCGGTTGACCTTCTGCACGACCTCCATCTGACTGTCTACCTCATGGAGAGCGTCACCATACTTACTCCCGGCCTTGGCGACCAACTGGAAGTCCAGCAGGCGGTCACAGCTCATGATGGTATCTTCGACCGGGATACCGTAGGCCAGATAATCTTTGACCGCCTTGGCGACCACACAAGCATTGTTATTGATGTTGAACGCTCCTGCCGGGGCAATTCCACGAACGAGAACGCCACCCTTGATTTTGGGGTCGCCCTCGAAGGGAACCTCGACATAATTGTTCACATCTTTCTGACAGATCATCTTGATAAGGTCTTCCTCTAACTCAAAGCCGGTTCTGTCCTGCCACTCCTGCGTAATTTCCTGATACACAGGCACATCGCAGTCATCAAGGCTGACCATGATACCATCGGTGTTGAGCTGAATGATCTTCAAGGTGGGGCAGTCCTGAACAAGATGTTCCGCCATTTCGAGCAACTGCAACTGGCCTGAGATACAGACCGAGCGCCCCATAAGCGGGTCATACAGGTCATTGTAGCGGTTCAGCATGGCTCCGTAGGTGGTGTTCAGCACCAGCTTCAAAGCGTTCGCCGTAGCCTTGTCTCCGGCTCTCTTTGCTTTAACACGCCGCTCAATGGTGGCGGCATACACATCGGGAGAGGGAATATTTCGGCTACAATAACCGTTCAAGGTCATCTGGTGCGGGTAGTAGCTTGCAACATCTTTGTTGCGGATAGAGCGGGTTTCCGTGGCTTCCTCTCGGTAACACGGGATAGCCCCATGAATACCGCCGTAGGCGATGGTGCAAGGACAGCCGCCTACCATCAAATCGAGCTTTTCTTTGAACACCACTTCGTCAGGAATACTCTTGTCCTTCAACCGTTCGAAGAAGTCGAACACTTCCTGCGGAATGTACTGACGAAGCAGCTTCGGCGGATACTGATATTCCCGCTCGTCATAGTGCGGTTTTTGCTCTGCGTCAAGGTAAGCAGCGGTCAACTTGGCGTTGGTCATGTAGAGGGCTTTTGCAGGATACAGCCCCTTTTCACGACCCAGTGTGAGCTTACTGGACAGATAGCCTTGACGAAGATCGTCCAACCTATCGGTTGCGTCAACATCATGGCGGCAGTAGAACTCGACCTCTCGCTTCTCGTCCTCAGTCAGAGGGCGGTCGATGTTGAATGGAACGGTGGTTTCACGAATATCCATTCCAAGGTGCGCTTCGATGGCTTTCAAGGACAACCCCATCTGGCAATCGTCCATCAGGTCATATTGGTCAAAGAAAATCCCGCAGTCACGGAGAGGGGTGTACTCCCAGCCCTCGTGACCACCAACGATGATAAAATCGTTGACCGCCTTGATTTCCTCCGGCGTGAAGCCTGAAAGAACCGCTTTCAGAATGAATTGGTCATAGTGCTTATTGTTGAACCCTGCCAACAGGGGTTCTTGGGTCATGAATTGTTCGACCGCTTCATTGTCATTCCAAATCTCGGTGTATTCTCCCGTGACCTTGTTCTTGAAGACAAAAAGCCAATCGTAGGCAAACACCTCGCAGTCAAAAATGAAAGGTTCAAGGTTCAGTGGTATCACCTCCAAAGAGATTATCCAGATACCTTTCGGCAAGGATTTCCTGAACACCCTCCATGATGTAGAGCATACAGGGAAAAGCCATGCCATTTCCCCACATCTTGTACTCCGCAGAGTCCTTGTGAGGAACCAGCGCACACCAATCTTTCTCGAACCCTTGGAGGGACGCACACTCGGTCGGAGTGAGCTTTCGAGCCAGATAAATGACTTCACCGTTCTCGGTCTGTGTGGGAACAAAGAGAGTCTGGTCGTTGTTACATGAGAGCGTTGCACTCTTATCTTCCTGTATCAAAGCGCCCTTACCCCCCCCTCACAACCAGAGCGGATTTTCAAGGTGTACGGGATAAGCGCACATGGAAGATGATGGTGGTCAGGTCTGGCGGCAGCC